TATTCTGTTTCGTTCGGCAGTTGGGGGTTGTGTGTTTATTCTAGAGTCCGTAATTTGTTTGCATTTCTGTATATCTCGCCCTATCCATTGGTAACCATTTTTCTCGCAACACACCTTATTACCATTTGATAAAGAGCCATCTAATTCAGTAAATAATACCTGACCGTCTAATATTATATGCGAAACTCTTTGATTACAACCACCAATAGCTAAAGTATCTTCAAAGTCTAAAATCTTAATTAACTCAACTCTTGTAGTTACATCTTTACCAATAGCATAGTTGCCTATCTTATTTATACGATAATATGTATCTTTAACAAATATTTTATCATTGTATTTAAACCTTGCGATGTCAATAGCTGAGAGTTTGAAATTGGCTATTAAAATACGAGCATCTTTGTTAAACAAGTTATCTAAATACTGCTTCCAGCATCGAGAAAATGTATCTGTCTTTGTTTGCTTATGAACTAATCCACCTTTACTTTCTCCAATAGAAGCACCAGACTTAAATCTAATATCAAAATCGGTTTCTTGTATTGTATCCCCAGCCATTGAATAGTGCGAACAAAAAGGATATTCATATATAGTTGTTCCTGACGCACTCCCAGAAGATTCATATAAGTCAAAGTTGTTACAAGCCTTTTTACCAGAATAGTAAAACAATTTAGGCTTTGCATCTATCCTCTCTATTTCATTATTATTAATTTGATATAGTCTAGGTATTAACATATCAATACCTCCACCAATCCAGTCGTTTGTAAATGATGAAAAAATACTTTCAATCTCTAGATTTGTACCCTTTTGTTTAAAATCTGAATCTATTTCTATACTATAATAGTTGTATGGATGCCCAAACTTTTTTTCATACTCTAATGTTGGGTAATCTTCTGCCTCTTGGTCTTTAAATATTATTTTATCCTTTTGAAACTCGTATGTAGGTTTTATTACAACTGGCTTTGATGTGTCTAGTTTATCAGTCCAATCTATTGAGGATGCGAAAGGTGAATCAAAAAAATCTTGTATTGGCTCAATATCTATTGTGTAGGGTGCAACTGTATTCGGCTGCATTATCATATTATACCTTGATAGAATAGATTTTAAAAAGTCTATCTGAGTGTCTTTTGGCATTATATTGTTACCAGAATCAAACTTTATTGTTGAACCTACTGATGAAGCTGGAGATTCTATTAACTCCAAAGTCGTTTGCCTAGCCTCATCGGTAGACGAAGCTAAAATAGTAAGCGAATTTCCAGCAGTTGTATTAAGACCAAACTCCCCTTGAAATTTTAAAACATCTCCAGAATCTAAATATATCAAATCAGTTTCAAGAGTGAAATACCAATTAGTCCCAGTTGTTAAACCAACATTAGCCCTGTATCGTTTTTCTTGCACAACTGAGTTTATAACTGGATGTATTATAAATCCATAAAACGCTAAACTTGTAGTTGTATAATTTATTTTAAATCTAAACCTATAAAACCCATCAGAGGGTGCAGTATAAAACCCACTCGAATCTAAATTACCCTCTCCAGTATAAAAAGGAAATCCCGTTCCTGATGTTTGTCTGTTAAAAACTATGTCGGCTGGGGTATTGTAGTTAAAAGTTTGTGGAAATAATTTCCCAATTCTAAAACTATCTTCAAGGTCGTTATTTAAAAACTCCGAACTGTCACCCAAAGTCATGTACTGCTTATTGAAAAAATCTGAACTTAAAAACGTGGAATTTATTATTGTGTACCCTACGCTTTTTAATATCTCTTCAAATACAGTCCTAACTTTAATAGCTGGTTTTAATCTATCGCAAGTTAATACTGGTTGGTTGTAAGTTATCTCAATATTATCTTGATCATAGCCATAACCATAATCAATAATAGGATAAAGTATCTCATCACCAGTAGATGCATCTGTATAAGTTATTGCACCATCCCACGAATCGGTAACATTATCAAAATTTAAAACATGGTTATAGGCAGATAAATCTAATTCGTTTAGTTTATTATCTGAGAGCTGATTTACTATATTAGCGATTACACCATAAACAACTACCTCATAAGTTTGCGTTGTGGTATTAACAGATAATAACTGTAAATAACCCTCTATAACTTCGATACTATCAACCGATACTATTGCGTTGGTCTTTACGTTTACATCAAAATCCCCAGTTGCATTAACATTGTAAAAATGTGAAAAGAAATCGTTGTTAGTTTCTGTAAATGGTAATGTAAAGGCTTGTGTATTTTCTGACTTTCTTTGTGTTATATCTTGAATCTCCAGAATAGAATAGTCAGCTTTCATGCTTACATCTCCTAAATCTAAGTAATGGGCATTTTCTGTGCCTTGTGTTTCAACTCTTAGTAATACCATTATACCCTTTGCTTTAAATCGTGAGCATACTCAAAAGTAAATGAGTATTGAACTAGTTTATCCTTTAGGTTTGTTTTGTATGTAAGCGATTTGTCTTGTATGTTTATAGGTATTGGTACTTGCTTAATATCATCATCACCTTTTTTAACTGGTGAGAGTAAAAGAACTTCATTAGACATAAGCAATCCATTAAAATAATCATTATACTCATCAGTAATGTATCTCGTGTTTATGGTCGTTTGCTTAGTTCCGTTTACCTTTTGAACTTTACCTCTTTCAAATGAATCTATTGTAAAGGTAGCGTCTGACCACCCACCAGCTAATCTGTTATAATCTGTTTCCCTTTTATAGTTTCTTACATCTGTATGCTCACCATCAAACATATAGTAGTCCCATGTACCATACTTATTCTTCCATGTTAAGGAATACTCATCAAACCTTGTGGAGTTGCAATTAGTATCGGATGCAATCTCAAATAAATATGTTTTAGATTCGTTTACTGGTACTCTTTTCCAAAAAGTACCAACCCCAGTAGTACCACCAGTAGCGTAGAATTGTGTTCCAGCATTATTATCTGGAGAACCTATTAGAGTAAAATCTATTGAGCCTGCCGAAAATATTTGTATTTTCTCCCCAATCTTAATAAGTGCTCCACTATCATTTGAGTATAAGACACCAATAGTAGTTAGGTCATCTACGTAATTTACTGTATAATATTTTACATTTGACGATTCTAGTAATTGATACCCTCCTTTATCTGGATATTTTATGTTCTTCACATTAGCACCACCAACACCACCAAACAAAAGATACTCATCATCTGAGTTTGCCGTACTTGGTAGATGCCCTCCGTTATCAGAGTTATTATCAACTTGTATTGCACCCACATGATTTGTAGGTATTTTTTGCCCAGACTCTACAACGTAACTAGGTACATCATCAAAAAAGTAATACATCAAACTGCCATCTAACGTATCAAAGTAAGTGTTAAACTCATTAAACCAACTAAACGTCTTATAATCGTTGTAACTCGTTAGATGTGGAATTTTACCGACAGTAGAATTTCCATGCAATGTATCAAAAGGTAACTCTGTTAAAAACCTACCTATTAAGTTTGAATTCAAACCGAATAAGTTTTCTTGCAAATCTTTTTCATCCTCCCACTCATTTGCGTAGTTTATAAATGGGTAGGTAACGGTTTCTGGTGTACCTTTCAAACTTGGCGTTCCCTCTGCAGTTGTCGAATATTCTTCCCAACAATTAAAAGTAACGCTTATAATAGTATCGTTATTCTTGCTCAAAGGATAATCCTCAATGTCTGGAGTTGATGCCGTACCTACATCAGTAGTGTTTTGTGGCATCAAATGTATTGAATCATAGGATACACTACCAGTAATTGTATTGTCATGCTTATGGGTTACCTTTAAGTAATTCTTTACCAACTTTTCAATATCAAAATGACCATTCCCTTGTGGGTTTTTCGATTGCCTTAATTGCACAGTTCCAATAGGACTGGGGAAAGTTGCCAATACTACATACTTAAACTTATATACTACTCCAGTCCCAGAAGAGTCTAATGTTATTGTCCAATAATTTGGTCTAGTTACTGTTAGTGCCATTGTTTATTTCGTCTATTGTAAAATTCAAAAAGTTTTCTAAATCCAAAGCAAATGCTTTAGTAATTTTTTTAGGTAGTTTCTTATAGCTTTGTGCAAAAGCATCGTCAAAGAAATGTGTACCCTTATATCCAAATCGGTGTATCTTCCTAGTTACCACATAAGCAATACCACGTTGTTGTTGTTCCTTGTTTCTCCATGCTTCAAACTGCCCCTTGCTATTTCTAGGTCGTAATCCTTTACGCTTAACCCATTCTAATATCTTTGGGAATAAAACACCAGAGCCACCTCCAGATTTACCCCTACCATCATTGATAGCAAGACCATAGTCCTCCATCCGTATCTTAAGACTGATAGAATTAGCTGCAACACCCAAATCATAATCTAAGGATTTAAATAGCTTTCCAGTATCGTAACCTTTTCGTCTAGTCTTTAGATACGTTGCTGCCTTGATTATAACATCCTTCCCGAACTTGGATAAGGCTTTTTGCGTTGCCTCTAACTCTAGTTTCATATAGGGCTATTACAAGCGTTATTATGACTTGGAACTGTTATGCTTATAGTTCCTTTCCATCCAGCGAGTAAGTTCTCAAATCGGTCTGTAAACGGCTCACATGATACGCTATCGTTTATTGAATAAGTTCGAGAATCAATCGGTGATGTACCCCTACCTAATCCATTCTTGAACTCTCTGTATATGTCTGCCATTATAAGAAATGTGTTATTCAGTACATCGGTTTCATTTGAGCCATCTGCTGCCACCAAATCCATTACAAGTAAATCAAAGGTAAACACAAAATCTCTGTTATTAATTGTTGACGGTTGCTCTATTAGATGAGCCTTTGCAAAGTCAACCTCATTAGATAGGTCTACCTCGAATATATCCCCAAAGGTAAACGAATTGAGTTGCTTGTGGGCGTTACATATCTTTTCGAACTGCTCTACTATGCTTTTAAATGATTTCATTTCTTTGCGTTTTCTTTATCCTTTATATAAGTTAAATAGGTAAAGCATTTGTTTATACTCATTTCAGACGCTTCGTCTATCTTTAAAATATCATCGTTTGCCAACGTCATGAGGATTGCATACCAGCCCCATTTTTTACTGAATCTTTGTTGCTTGTCTGAACTTTGCCCTCCGATGAATACCGAAGCATATCTGTCAAATAATCTTTCCCTAAAGTCCAAAAAAAAACCATCGCACCATTTACCACATTAGCTGGTAGTTTCTTCTTAAATAACTCAGCACGTTCTTCCGTTCCCTTGTATGGCTCAATATCATACTTCCCAGCTTTGTCAATCGTTACTGGTCTGTAAAGAACTGCCATAATGTAATGCAAGTTGTTGTTTAAATCCTTGCAGAAAGTATCAAGGTCGGCAAACTCTCCAGTAGTGATATTTGATAGGTTAGGATGAAAGCCGTATTTAACACCCTCTATTGTAACGAATTTAATAAGCCTATTGTCTTGCTTAGACAAATACAGAAGCTTGTCGTAAACACTCTCTAAATCGCTTAGACGAAACCTATCAAGTGTTTCTCTATCAACTCCAGTTAGTAACTCAATGGTTTGCTTTTGCTTTTCCAGATTACCAAGTTCAGCCTCTTCTATTTCTGTGAGCCTTTGTAATTGCCCCAAAGTAATCTCACTTGTATCTGTCGGTATTGTCAGCTTCATATTATTAAATAGTAAAATGTGTAATGTGTATAAAAGTTACCTAATTGAATACTTCCCTACGTTTGGTTTGCTCTTGACCATTGTAACTGCGTAGCGTAATGCATCAATAGCATGGTTATTATTATCCATAGGTTTGTTAAGTAGATAGCCGTTCTTATCCTCTTGCCATTTGTAGCCATTAAACTCAGATATAAGGTTTGTGCTTTTGGTTGTTACGCATAGCTTAAATCGTTTCAATAGGTCTATCCCTATGTTAATCGAATCCCTACCCTTTACGCATGGTTTTACATTATATCCTAAGCGATATAGTTCTTCGATGGACTTAGGCTCTGAACTGTCTGCAAATACAACTCTTCGCTTATCAGTCCAGAAAGCATCCATTCGGTTAGCAATGTCAGAGTTAGTGAGTCCTCGTTCATAAAGTAATTCGTTAAATATTAATTT